GAAGAGAGTAGGTTATACTGAAGCAGAGCGAGTCCGCCGTGCTGCATCGTGGCGTGGCACTCAATACCACAACATCGTCGAGCACTATCTAAACAATGAATTGGAAAAAGTTAAAGAGAGCAAGGGTCTTCCCCAGTACCTTTTCAGGGCTGCTCGTGAGACTCTTGATCGTATTTCTAACATTCACTGTATTGAAGCCCCTCTTTTTTCTCTTAAGTTGGGCGTTGCTGGCAGGGTTGATTGTATTGCTGAGTTTGATAATTCCCTAGCAATTATTGACTTTAAGACCACGACTCGCCTTAAGAGTGACAAAATGCTTGAGAAGTATTTCGTCCAAGAGGCAGCATACGCTTACATGTATTACGAAATGACTGGTATCGAAGTAGACAAACTTGTCACCCTTTCAGTATCTGAGAAGGGAGAGATACAAGTTGCTGAAAAGTATGATAAAATACCCTATATGGACACACTAATCAAGTGGATCCATGAATACCGCTACTATGTGGAGGGTATGAAATGAAAGAAATTGAAGAAAAATTTATGACACAAGGTAAATTTACCTCACTTGTGGAGTCACGAGTTAAAGACAGTCAAGGTCTCATTAACTACATAGAAGCAGTCACATCTATCTGTGAAGAGTTTGAGATCGAAGTTGAAACCGTGAGTAAACTAATCTCTAAACCCTTGAAGGATAAGATCAAGTGGGACGCACAACAATTAAACTACATTAAAAGGACGAGCAGAGGAATCCTGCCATTATGACTGACGATTTTTTCAAGAGCGACGTAGTAAGAGATGAAGTAGAAGAGATTCAAGAGTGCTATACAGAGCTCCTGAAGATGTCTGCTGGTCTGAAAGACTTTGATCCAGAGCAACGTCTGGAGCATGTCGAGAAAACTCTAGAGTTAATTGCTAAACAAAAAGTATTCTACTCTCGTTTAGCATTAGCATCACACTCTCTAGATCCAACTAACAATGAAGATAGCGAGGCAAAGTTTGTCAAGAATCGCATCGACCTCCTATCACAGGAATATTCTGGAGGCATGAATCTCATGATGATCCTTCAGACTATGGAAGATAAATTACAAACGTGGCGTAAGGAGTTGCGTGATGCCCAATCCTAATCAACTCTACGAGGATATGCAGAAACTCGATGACCTATACGAAGAGTTATGCTGGGATCCTGATGACGACCTACAATTCACGCACGATGGTGAGCGTGTGCTGATCATAAACCGCACACGGTCCCTTGACAAACGCTAAATAATGTGTCACCATAATACGGTGGCAAATACAAAACACACAACCACAACGGAGAAATAAATGTCTTTTGCAAGTCTCAAGAAAAAGTCTGGGTCTTTTGATAAACTGACTCAGCAGATTGAGAAGATGTCCAAACCACAGGGCGCTGGTCCCGACGAGCGACTCTGGAAACCAGGAGTGGACAAGAGCGGTAACGGTTATGCCGTGATCCGTTTCCTTCCTGAGCCTGACGGAGAAGATCTTCCTTGGGCACAAGTTTGGAGTCACGCTTTCCAAGGACCAGGCGGATGGTATATTGAAAACTCACTCACTACACTGGGTCAGAAAGATCCTGTTGGTGAATTGAATCGCACACTCTGGAATAGCGGTCTCGATTCCGACAAAGAGATTGCTCGTAAGCAGAAGAGGAAACTCTCTTACTACAGCAACATCTATGTCGTGAAGGATCAACTGAATCCTCAAAACGAGGGTAAAGTATTCCTCTATAAGTATGGTAAGAAGATCCACGATAAGATCGTGTCTTCTATGCAACCTCAGTTTGAAGACGAAGAACCTATCAATCCTTTCGATCTTTGGCAGGGTGCAGACTTCCGTGTCAAAATCCAAACCATTGGTGGTTACTGGAATTATGACAAGTCTGACTTCGCAGCACCTTCCACGTTGGGTGGTTTCGATGACGACAAACTGGAAGCACTCTGGAAGTCTCAGTATTCCCTCAAGGAATTTACTGATCCTTCTGCCTTCAAGTCTTATGAGAAACTGGAAGAGCGTCTGAATTTGGTCCTTAACAAGGGTCGCACTCAGGTCCGCACTCGTGATGAGTCTTTTGAGGATGAGGACATTGTGGCGTCTGCCAAAGTGTCACAACCAGATCCCACTCCTAGTGGATTTGGTGCTAAGATTGAAGAGTTAAACAAAGCAGACGATGGTCCTGACTTGGACTACTTCGCTGCCCTCGCTAACGACGACTAATGAAACTCCTCGCCCTTCCCCTTTTACTGCTGTGTGCGGCACCTGCCAATGCACTTACTTGGAAAGAATTCTGGGAGCCGTTTCAAGGGGATGGGCACTATCATTATTATGATTCACACTACCACAGGGACTATTACAGACCCCGTAGACATATGTGTGAGGTGCAGGTAACCAGACGTGTTTGGATTCCTGGTCGTTGGTTAGGACAATACGAATACGTCGAGGGTTACTGGGAGAAACAAACAAGACTTAGGTGGAGACCCTGTAGGTATTAGACCCATATATTATTTGACTTTTAGTTTCAAAAAAGGTCGAAAAAAAATTCGGGGTATTTTTTCGCCCTCAGGGTTTTTCATAAATTTTACTATGACACACTACAAACCATATACGCCAGAATGGCACAGATACCGTTATTTGGCGGAAGCGTTAAATACTTATCTGGACGACTATGTTGAAAATGACGTGATTATTGATGATATCAAAGATATCCTTAATACGCGATCTGAAGCATCTTATGCCGATTTTAACAAAGTCTCTGAATTAGAGTCAAAACTGCAGAAATGATCTATGCTGTCTACCGCTTATCGACTTCGCTTAGAGTCTATTTGCAAAGCAATCGCAAATAAACAATCTGTCCCTATTGAAGATATGGTGTGGGCAGAAAAACTTGCCAAACGCCATACAACTGCTAGAGACTGGTTAAACAAAGCACGTCGTCAAGCATTCATTGAGATTGAAGAAGGGAGTATGGACGATTTTATGAATAGGATGGGACTAGGTGACCCCGACCCATCCAATTATAAAACGGGGTTTGATAGTGCGGAAGATATTAGAGATTGGTTTAGGAGGGACAAACCTGATGACTGGCGTCAACGTGACTAACCGTAATATAGCAAATAACCTTCTAGAGAAGGTGAGTGAATTATTGGATGCGAAGGTGGAGCACTACACATGCTCAGACAGGACTACAGAGCATGAAAAAATTGTAATTATCTACAATCACAAGGAGAAGTAATGGTAGTACCACAAACCGCAGTAATTTATTCCGATGGGAGTCAAGAGTGCGAGAGAGCAGCACAACTCCTCAGATCATTAAAAGGTGAATTTCTTGAGTATCGCCTAGATCAACATTTTACTCAAAGAGCATTTGAAGAAGAATTTGGACCAGAAGCAAAATACCCACAAATTGCGTTAGGATCGCAACATGTGGGTCATTTGAAAGAATTGCTACAATTAGCTGTAGAGAAAGGACTTATTTAATATCCTCCGCCACCACCACCGTAGTAACCGCCGCCATATCCACCGCCATAGGATCCACCGCTACTGCCAGAAGATCCAGAGCTACCGCTGCTACCACTACTACCAGAAGACCCAGAGCTACCGCTGCTGCTGCCTTGACCACTAGATGATCCAGCAGATCCATATTGGTTAGTCTCTTCCTGAGTCTGCTGACCTGCTTGCTCAACAGTAGCAGATTCTTCACCAGTGGTGACAACAGTGCTACCATCAGCAAGCACATCACCTTCAGAGATACTAGGATCAGTAGATCCAAAGTTTCTGGAGGTGTATTCTGCTGAGGAGGCAAATTCAATAGAAGGTAACTGTCCCACCAATGTTTGATATGTGGGTTTGACGTTTGTAAATGCCTCTGCAACAGCACCTACAGTCCTCTTGATACCTGTAACAGGATCAACTTCGTTAGAAGGTAGATATTCAACTAGATTCTCAAATTCCTCAACAAATGCATCGATAAATTGAGGTTTTAATATGTGTATACCTCTCTTATACTCATTCAGTGCCATTTCATAGTCATAGTTGGAAATAGGTCTCACTAGATCCTCTTTAGGCACCACACTACCATCAGGTCGTGAGTATTGGAAATCTTGAGGGACTTCAAATCCAGGTCTTAGGATTACATCACCCTGTAAGTTTCTAATTTCTTGTGTTACCCAATGATGGACACTTTCTACCTCATCAGCACCATATTTACGGACCATATGGTTATACATCTCTTGCTCTGACATAGGCCATTCATCGTAGATATTGATGATGTTATTTGTCAGCAGGATAACCCAATCATAGTTAACATTGCCATACACCTTGTCAGCAATCTGATCTGGTCTTTCATTATTTTGGATTGTGTATTTTTCAAATCCAAGAATAATATCACTCAGATCTTCCCTAATTTTTATACGACGAAAGAGATTCTTCGCCATAATATAAGGATCATTGCTACCTGTGCGATAACTAGATGTCCTTACGAATACATCGGGTAAGTATGAGAAATAATTTGCCATTAGTCGTCTGAGAAGTCTTCGCGTGTGCGGTATTTTGTCTCTTGGAAAGTAAGACTCATATTATATACTGCAAAACCAAAATCCTCGGTATCCATACCAGGAATTTGTGTGCGAATTGCGGTAGAGTCACCGAAATCAACAGACATGTCTTGCAACACCATTCTGTGTGGGAAGCGTAGTAGTGTATTCATGTAACCACCCTTTGCTGACCCTTCACCTAATTCTTCTTCACCACCCTTGGAAACATATCTAACAATTTCTGCCCTAAACTTATCAGGGATGAGCAAGTAATCGCTTCCATCCTTTGCTGGGTGCATTGCTTGCCTAAGATTACTGATAATTTCATAAATTGTCTGCACATCAGCAGCACTCTTAGGCACAAATGTAAATCTAAAATTATGAGAGATGAATCCAACACCTTTGAAGAGCATCTCCTCATAAGGGTTAAACACTTTACCTTGGGTTATTTGACTGAGGTCATTAGAATCAAGGTTAAATCCGTAAGGTGATACTTCACCAACTACAGTGTTGATTGCTGTGGCACCAAGTTTGAATCCAAGAGCAGGTTTTGCTGCTTTTGCCGCTCTAGATACACTGTCTCCGAATCCTTGACCATCAAGAGATCCGCCACTATCCACTACTGAAGTAGCAGCATCCATCACTGCATTACCAACTGCACTGAGATTCTTGCCTTCATATTTGGCAGAGTATTTCTCATTCAAACCAGGTGGTAAATAAAGATATAAACTCCCTCTAAGTTTACCACTTGCCTTATCAGATGCCTTTCCTCTCTTTAAGTGCTGATAAATATCTAATTTAAGGTAGTCTACAACTTCAGTGGGATAAGAAGCACTCTCTCTTACAGACGATCTGCTACTTCCATTAGTCCCTAAGGGTTTTACCCTCGGAAACACCAAAGTGGAGAATTTTTTTAGGCTCATGAGTTATTCTGGAAAGTACAAACCGTCAAATAGACATAAGTATAAGGGTGATCCCACAAATATTATTTATAGGAGTTTGTGGGAAAGAAAGTTTATGGTGTGGTGTGATAAGAATGTAAACGTGATTGAGTGGGGAAGTGAAGAGATCGTTATTCCATACATCAGTCCTGTTGATAATAGGATTCATCGCTATTTCCCCGATTTTTACGTCAGAGCACGCACTAGAAACGGAGGGACTCAGAAATTCATTATCGAGGTTAAACCGAAGATACAATGTAATCCCCCGAAGAGACCAAAAAGGCAAACTAAAAAATACATAACTGAGGTGAAAACTTACGGTGTCAACCAAGCAAAGTGGAAGGCAGCAAGAGAATACTGTAAGGACCGTCGTATGGAATTCCTAATCCTCACAGAAACAGAGTTAAACGTATGAGCATCTTCACTGATGTTAAAGACCTTGCAGAAGGCAAGTCGCAAACAAAGGAATGGTATCGCAGTCAACTGCAATTTGGTCTGGAGCCATATCAAGGCACCTTTGAGGTTGGTGATGTCATATTCTTTGCATATTCTGCAGCAAGTGAAAAACTGCAGTTTTATGACAGATTTCCGATGGTGAAGATATCCGACAAAGATGATCCTAACCTCCAATTCTCAGGTGGTAACTTACATTATCTACGTCCTACGGCAAGAAAGACAATCGCTGCACAGTGGTCTATGGGCAGTGCCGCGTATCCTGCCCGTTGCCATCATAAATACTTTATGTCAAATGCTACCAACATCTATACTGTTAAACCGATTGATCTGCAGGACATGACTCCATTGCCATTAGAGCAATTCCTATTTAATGCAGCAGGTCGTTGGATCGAGGTCCCTAGCAGTCATATCTGGAGTCGAGTTTAATGAGTTACAGGAATCCCAATAGTTTTCTCCGATTTGCTGATCTAGTAGCAAGTGGTGAGAAAGATATTGCTAAGTCAAATCTATTTTCGGTGGAGATTACTCTTCCACCGATGTTATATGCTACTGGGAAAGCACCTCAGTATAGAGAGCACTACGAATCTATCAATTACTTCGCTGACAGTGTAACCATACCTGCTAGAAGAATTAAGACTCAAGCAGTCAAAACTATTGGTATGCCATATGATTATGCATATGGTCAGCAGAAACAAGAAGTCAGAATGTCCTTCATCATGACAAAGGACATGTATCATCGTCAATTCTTTGAGAATTGGATGAATATGACTGCTAACGATGCTGAAAATAGAGTCACCTTTTATGATGAATACACAGCAGACATTCAGATCTTGAAATGGGAGAATGGCGCTAACGTTGTATATAAGGGTGCTACTAATTTTAACGGAAGACAAGTCAATTTTGAGCAGAGAATGAATAGGTCAACTGCAGTATGGCAGATGTATGGTGCATATCCATTCGATATCTCAGCAATGTCTCTTAATAACGGACCAGCAGATCTATTGAAGATTGACGTTGACTTCAAATATGAAAGATTTAGATTTGACACGGTTGCAGAGGATATTCTCACCTTCAACCCCAATGCCAATGATAAAGTTATTCGTAACTTTGATGAAATCTTTGCTCGCTTAGGATTTGCTTCCGAGCAGGTAGATTCCTCATTCTTTGGCACCTAAATAAATTTAATAGTTATGGAGAATTATGCCTTTACCTAAGCTCGCTATCCCCGAGTATGATCTGAAGTTGCCTATTACGGGCACCAAAGTTACCTATAGACCTTTCCTTGTAAAAGAAGAGAAACTTCTCTATCTTGCTATGGAGTCGCAAGACGACAAGCAGATGATCAAGGCAGTTAAGACCATCATTAAGAATTGCACTAATCTGAAACAAAAAGTAGAAGATCTTGCAACTTTTGAGATTGAGTATATCTTCCTTCGCATTCGTGCTACTGCTGTTGGTGAAGCAAGTGAATTCAAAATCACCTGCCCCGATGATAATGAGACTCAGGTCGAAGTAATGGTGCCACTCAATGAAGTTGAAGTGGAAATTCCTGCTGATCATGAGAAGAAAATGCTTCTCGATGATAATGTAGGTGTTGTTATGAAGTATCCCTCTCTTGATGTATTCATTAGTCAGAATATGTCAGATAATCCTAATATCGAGGATATCTTTGAGTTAGCAGCAGGGTGTATTGAAAGTGTTTACGATAAGGAAGAAGTTTATGACAACTTCACTAAGGAAGAAGCACTTGAATTCTTGGAAAACTTGAATTCTGAGCAGTTTGCAAAAGTCCAAAAATTCTTTGAGACTATGCCTAAACTGACATACACACTTCAGGTTACTAATCCGAAGACTAAAGTTACATCTGATGTTGTGCTTGAAGGACTTGCAAGTTTTTTCGCATAGCCCTACTGCACGACAGTCTTGAAAACTACTATAAAACAAACTTTGCCTTAATGCAGCACCACAAGTATTCACTAACCGAGTTGGAGAATATGATTCCGTGGGAAAGAGATGTATATGTGAATCTTCTCCTCGCACATATTGCTGAGGAAGAAAGACGGCAACAGCAAGATCAATCACGCATGTCCCTCTAATGGCAGCACTCCGTAGTTTCGTCAAAATTCAACCGATAACTGGTAAGTCAGGTATCGCTCAAAACATGGATCAGGTGCGTAAAAGCATCAATCGCATGGGAGCGGTAACAGATGGCATTGCCAAGAGTTTGTATGACACTACTGAGCTTCTAAAGTTTGAAACAGAGTATCTTTCAGACAATTCTAAGACTGAAGTCACGACTATCAAGAGGAAAGAGAAGAAGGATAAGACTGCATGGACTGATTCCATGCGTAAACTCCGAAGGACTTTCCGAAAGAAGAAACGTGATCGATTAGAAAATGAAGCAGAAAGGGGCGTAGAGGAAGGCAAAGAAGAAGCTAGAAAGGCAGTTGCAAAACAGAAACCCAAACTAACTACGTTTGGTAAATTCCTGAATGGTCTTGCCAAGGTCTTCAAGTATATGATTATATTTGGAGCACTAAACTGGTTAAGTAACCCGCAAAATGCTCAGAAAGCAGTAAAAGTTTTCAAGTTATTATTCACCATTGGTAAGTTTGCTTTTAACATTACAAAGATGGGAATTGGTCTAGTCTTTGACGGACTGACTAATGTAATTGGTAACTTTAAGGATGAGAATGCTATCAAGCGTGCATTCCGAGGTATACTTGGAGTCATGCAGTTGATGGGTGGACTTGCTGTGCTTAGGACAGCACAGTATATGATCATGCCTTGGAAGTTAATGAAGGACGTTAATCGTCTGAGAATGATCTTCCAGATGTCTAACCAGCAGTCTGCAGAGGCAGATGCTAACAGGAAAGTAAGAAAGACTGGATATAGAGATAAGAAAACTGGAGTTATCTACTCCAAAGAAGAATACGAAGCGATGAAGAAGTCTGCCGCTAAGGCAGACCGCAAGAATCCTGGTGCTCAGAAAGCATTTGAGGACAGATTTGGTAAAGAGAGTCGTTTCACTAAATTCAAAGGTAAAGCATCTGCAGCACGAAAAAGATTTGGTGCTGGTGCTAACAAAGTATTTGGTAAGCTCGGCGGTAAGTTAAACGTCGGCATGAGCGTTGTAGGTGGCGCTGGTAGGATTGCGGCAGGTCTCGCGATGGGCGAGAAGACATCCTCTGCTGTTGGTGCTGGTGTAGGTCAGGGTATTGGTGGTTTACTTGGTGGTGTAGCTGGCACGGCGTTGCTAGGACCCTTCCTTGGACCCTTTGCACCTATCGTTGGCAACGCAATCGGTAGTTTCTTAGGTGAGTGGGTAGGTAAAGAGTTAGGTCCAATCATGGAGCCTATCTTCGGACCTATCGGTAGAGCATTCAAGATGATGTTTGAGGTGGTCAAGCAGACCATCGGACCTCTATTCAAGCAGATATCTGAGCCCTTGGGGATGATATTCTCCCTTATAGGTCAACTTGGTAAAGTCCTGATAGATGCTGCTGGAGTCCTTGGTAGTTTTGTTAAATTGATATTTGGCGGACTGATGGATGTCATTGGTGGCACCGTCCAGTTTGTTGTAAATAACGCCAAACGTTTGATGAATCCTGCATCTGTCGCAGGTGGTATTGCTGACGCATTGACATTTAATCTCTTTGACTTTGATAAGGAGAATAAGAAAGCAGCGGGTGGTTATGTAGGGATGGCAGCAGGCGGAGCCCTGCAGTTTGGTAGTCACCCTGAAGTGCTTGGAGCAGTTGGTGGAATCCTACTCAAGTCGATGGTAGGATCATTTGGTGCATTTGGATTTGTTGGTAATAAAGTAAAAGCAGTCCTATCACCTGATATCCGAAGGATATCCTCTGGACTGGGTGTCAAGGTCAGCACTGGTAGTGGTGCAACTGCTGGTGGTGTAAGTAATAGTGTATCATTCAAACCAACTCAGAAGGAAGAGAAAAAGGTTGAGAATGTAAAGAATCTCACTTATAAGAAGACTATCTATAATGCCATCCATGATGGGTTAAATAAACTACTCATCAGTGGTATCAAGATCTTTGATCCAGCGTTAGCCGCTCAGATCAATCAACAGAGACAACAACCAGGCAGCGGCAGTCCACCAACAACTCCGAGTGGTGGTCAATCACCATCTGGTCCTAGTGGATTTACTGGTGTTGGTGGTGCAACAGGTAGTGCAAATGAAAAAGCAGTACTGAATGCTATTGCAGATGCTGAAGGCACAACCAAGTATCCTAATAAAGGATACAACACTCAATATACTGGTAAGCAATTTACAGGTGATAAGCATCCTAGACAGATTCTCGGTCCCTCTAGTCTAAGGTCTGACGCTGCTGGTAGATATCAATTCTTGTCTACAACTTGGGATAGTGTGATGGGTGATCCCATGACACCAGAGAGACAAGATCAGGGTGCTCTAAAACTTATTAAGGGACGTGGTGTTGATATTAGTAATGGTCTCTCACTCTCGGAGATCTATAGATTAGGTGGTGAGTGGGCATCCATTGAGGGTGGTCCCAACATGGTGAAAGGTGGTGGATACGGTGGTCAAGCAAAGTATTCAGCTGAAACCTTCCTTGGGATGTATGAAAAGTATGGTGGCACTAGGGAGATGGCAGAGGGTGGACATCTTACCGACGCTGGTGTTAAAGCAAGAGAGAAGAAGAGTGCTATCAAGAGACATTTAGAAAAGGCAAAG